TGCTGTTTGAAATTCTCTACCATCGTAATACACAAACTCTCCTTCCGGAATCATATTTTGATTTTCCAGCCGCATTTCTCTCAGATTTATATCATAAGCATCAATATCATATATGTCATCCATGCTGTCTTGCATCAATATCATCTGGTCACGATATAACTCCTCTATATCATTCTCTCTCCATCCACTTAGATAATACCCATGAACAAAGTATAATCCTTCTTTTAATTCAAATTCTCGCTTCATCCCAAATTTATCATCCATACCGGGATCCTCCCTGTATTATTATTTTAACCACGCTATAACTTCATCAAAATTGTTTGCATATAACTTTTCAAAGGTCTTACCATTTTCATCAGCCAGAAAGTCAAAAAACTCCCTCATATCTTTACGAAATACCTGTCCTATTATTTTCAAATCCACTGAAGCTTTACTAACCGCCTCAAGATCATTGCACCTTCTCCTCCCTGAAAAAATATCATCACTCATCAATTTGTCCATCCATGCAATCTTTACAGATAAAATCGTCATCTATAGGAAAAAATAATTTTCCACATAGCTCACAGTACTTCAGTTCATTCAACTGATATTTCACTCCACAACTAAAACAAAAATATGATGAATCTGTTTTTACCATACTATCAGTATCACAGTCAGGACAGGTAAATAAGGGAAATTCACCCCCATGACGCCCTACCTCATACTGAGATATATGCAATACATTCTCAATATATTTTTTTGCAACATCAGACGGCTTCTCAGAATAGCCGCAATAATAGCACTCGCATTGTGTATCACCATCACCATGCCTTAATAACATTTCTCCGCATTCTGGACATTCCATTAAATATTCTTGCAATGTAATATTTAACGCCCTTGAAGTGGCTAATTTTACAGCATCACCATGATGATTCTTCAATTTTTTTGTTGCAATTTGAAGCTTTTTGTAATATTCCTTTTCTCTCGCTGTCAGCCCATCACTAAGCATATTAGAAGGTATTTCATTTTCATTCGCCTCCCTCATACACTTCATGCCAAAGCATTTCCCATATTTATACAGATTTATTAACATGAGTTTTTATATAATCCGCAACGTCATCTATTTCCGGATAAATCCTTGCCTTATTTATTCCTAAACTTTCCAATTCATTTAATAACTCAGCTTTTTTATCAATAATGCAGATTGCAATCTTTTTATTGTCCAATTTCAATCGCAGATTTGTTAATGTATTATACTTTTTATCACCATATATTTCATCAAGTAGTCCGCAAACAACAAATGCTCCTTCTTGATTATCAATTCTCCTGTTCTTTTTTGCTGGAATACAAACAACAGCATCTCTTATATCCTCTGCCCTTATTTCCGATTTAAACCCCGGACGTTCCATTCGCACCTCATGAACGAGTCGTTCAACATTATCCTTAAATTCATTCACACTCGACGCTTTATTAGAACTTGACTGGTAAAATTGCATTTGCTCACTTTTGGTAAACAAAGGGAGTGATGCAAGCATTGCGACCTTATCACTTTGAAAATATTTTATAGAATCCAAACTCTGTGAAAAAATTATTATTTCACCATGATACGAATGTTGGGATTCACAGGCAAAAAATAGTGCAATCAATGGATTTTGGGTAATATCTAGCAATCTTGTTGGTAATCCATAGTGTTGCATTTCCGCCAGTTTTTCTATATGAGATTCTAATCGTTCAAATTCAAAAGGACATTTCGCCATTAGTTCTAAATACATTTTCTTTTCGTTTGATAACCATTCTTCTTTTCGAAATAACGATGGTTTCAAATCATAAGACACTTTACTGTGCCCTCGAAAAAACAGTTTGCCGTCATTTTTTCTTATTTGTCCCAAAAAATCTACATACTGATTAATTGAAGATATGAAGTTTACCTCAACTTTGGCTGCATCAAAAACAATTCCATTTGACACTCTGATATCATACTCATGCTTATGCTCATGCTCATGTTCATTCCACGTTCTATATAACTCTTTTATACAATCAAGCTTCTTATCAACAGACTTATGCATTTGAAAAATAAAATAAATTATGGCAAAATAATTGTATTCATCAAAAGAACACTTATTTTTTGATATTTCTTCCTCGAGCTCTCTTAGTGCTGGTAGCATGGCTTTTTCAAGTTCCTCCGTGTTTGTCGCATACTTTCCTGCAAAAACCTTAGCTAATGGAGAATCTAATTTCTTCAAATTATTCTCTATTTCAGATTTAGAAATTCTCGGTCTCCCTATTAGCGGATTAATATCGCAATATCCTTCTGATTGCAATTTTTCAAACATCATCTTCTCAAAAGCACTTTTGACAATGGTATTATATTCCAATTCTCCTAGTTCACCATAAAAGAAAAAAAACATTTTACGTTCCTCCTTCGTATACAACCTATTTTTCTTCCAAAATAATATGCCCACTTTCAGAATAGCAAATAAACACCGTAATTTCAAAGCTTTTCATCGTCACTAATCCGCCTCCTTATACCCCTCCGCCGCAATCTGCCCGCCCTCGATGGTGAGCCGGATTCTGCCGAGCTCGTCGGTGCGGTAGATTTTGGTGCCGGCGTCCGCGAGCCGCTCGAGCGCCTCCGCGTGCGGATGACCGTAGGTGTTCCATGGAATTGCGATTTTCATACAATCACAACGATTGCACACTTCGGGGTGTTCAAAAGGGGTTCAAATGAACACCCCCCACTTTAAGAGCACCATCCGGCTTGTTTCCACTCCGAATTTTTGGGAACAAACCGCCATGGACTATTCTTGTCAATCCTTTTTTGCTTTGCTATAATTTTTTCAAAAAAAAATTATACAGGGGGTACTTATGAGGATTGTATCATGGAACGTCAATGGGGTAATGTCGTGTATCCGCAAAGGGACACTAAGTTTAGTCCGGGACTTGGAGCCCGATGTCATCTGCCTGCAGGAAACAAAGACCAAGGAGCAGCCTATAGCTGTGGAGGGATATCACCACTACTCTGTCATTTCCGCGAAGGACCGATACTGCGGATGCATGGCGCTGACGCGCGAGGAGCCGAAGGATGTGCTGTTCGGTATGGGTATTCCAGAGTTTGATGTAGAAGCCCGCGTGATCACGGTCGATATGGGGGAATTTTATATCGTGAACACCTACGCTCCAAATACCGTGGACAAGCTGGAGCGAGGAATCTTCCGGCTGGAATGGAGCGATGCCTACCGCGAGTTTGTGGCGAAGCTCATGGAGAAAAAGCCCGTGGTGCTGTGCGGGGATTACAATGTGTCCCTGTCCTCTCTGGATTATTACACGGAGAACACCCGGAAGATAAAAAGCGAGGACACGGGATTCGAGAGCGACGAGCGTGTGGCTGTGGAGGAGCTGCTCGAACTCGGCCTGACGGATGCATTCCGTTATCTTTACCCAGATACAGTTTCCTTCACACAATGGCCGAATAAGAATGGGGCAGAGAACAGGCGGCAGAACCGGGGAGCCCGTCTGGACTATTTCTTTTTATCGGATGCCCTTCTGCCAAGAGTCCGTGACGTGGTACATTACCGGGAGATCATCGGTTCTGACCACTGCCCCATCGGGCTTGAGCTTGGGGAGGTGAAGATGTGAAATTTCCGGACAGATTCCTCGAGGAGACATGGGAGGCACTTGACTTTAAGGCGATATCGGAGAAGCTGTTCCGCGTACAGACACGCATCACCCAGCTTTCCATAGATGAAAAAATCGAGGAGCGCATTGCTCTGCAGGAAGAGCTGATCCGCGACATCGATTTCCGCTGCCTCGCCGTGAAGCACGTTACAGATACATCGAAAAGCCCCGGCGTGGACAACGTGATGTGGCGCACCTCTGCCGAGAAGATGCAGGCGGCATACGACCTTGTGGTGGACACCTTTAAGGCTTCGCCGCTCCGAATCTGGGAAGCCATGCAGAAAAATAACGGAAAGGTACGGAGGTACGCAATTCCCACCTTCCACGACCGGGCAATGTGCGTCCTCATGGGATATTCCCTTCTTCCGGTCACGGAAGTCTACGCGGACAAGAAATCGTTCGCCACACGGAAGGGACGCTCCCGTTATGACGCACAGGCATATGTCATGGAAGCACTCAAGGGAGCGAATGCTCCAAGGTATGTAGTTACTACTGACGTCAGGTCCTTTTATGCGACCGTCAGCCACGGATGGCTGATGAAACACATCCCGATGAACAAGAAAGTCCTGTATGAACTTCTTCACGCCAATATCGTCGAATCCGGGGAGATGTTCTCCCGGAACGGAGCCGGAATCTCCGAAGGCTGCAACCTCTCCCCATACATCGCAAATGCCGTGCTGGATGGTCTCCAGGCACACATCTACCGTGGTCTTTACGGGGAGGAATACTATGAGCAACCGGACACGGATTACGCGAATGGGAACATGGTGCGTTTTGCGGATGATATTTTCGTTTCGGTGCGCTCCCCGGAATGGGGAATCCGCGTCCTTGACCTTATTGACCAGTTCGTCAAGGAGCGTGGGCTGCAGCTTAAAAAGGAAAAAACGAGCATCGTCTGCATCGAGGATGGATTCGATTATCTGAAGTTCCATTTCGTCCGGAAGAATGGTGTTGTTTCCTCATATCCGTCCGACGCATCCGTCCGGCGCATCAAGGCGGACATCCTCGCTACCGTGGAGACCGCCGTGAACCAGCGGAAACTCATTGAAGCGGTCAACCGGAAGCTCCGGTCCTGGGGGAACACCTACAAGTTCTGCGGTTCCACCGATGTGTTCGAGGACGTTGATGCCTATGTGCATCATGCCATCCTCGAATCGGTCATGCAGCGCTACCCCGACCAGACGGCGCAGAGGCTGTACGAAACATACTGGTACACGGATGCTTTCGGACGCAGGTATTTTGCGCTGCCAAAACAGCGAGAGGTTCGCGTCATGCACTTGGCGGATATCATCCACGTCACCTACCATCCGGTCAAGGTAACTGTGAATCCGTTCCTCGATGCCGACTATCTGAAGGAGCGTGAGGAAGGAAGCGAATCCTGGAACGTGACAGAACGCTACCGCCCCGTGTGGGAGCGGCAGAATGGGAAATGCTACTACTGCGGCCAGGACATCCTCGCAGACCAGCCGTTCAAACTGATCACGATAAATCCAACACGCCCGGACAAACTGGATAACAAGGCGTACATCCACATAATCTGTGAACAGGATGAATATATGAGTTTCTACACGCTGGAGGATCTTGACGGGCTTTCCGTCCGGGAAGTCGATAATATGCTCGTGTATGCCTCGGCGGACAAGCGGCAGAAACACCTTCTTGCCGGAAACTGGAAATACCGGAAGCTACAGGACTATTTCGAGAAATGCCGCAAGCCGCGGATCACCCTCACCTTTGCAGAGATTGAGAAACTGTCCGGCTACGAAATCTCGGAAGCCAGAAAACATGACCGCAAGAGCTGGCGGTCGAGGGTACGCTATAATTCCCTTCCGGACGCATGGGAGGCAGAGGGCTACCGGATAGACGAGCTCGACCTCGAAAAAGAGAAGATTACACTCGTCAAAAGAATCTCCGGCAGGGCAAAGCTGGAGATTCCCGAAGTCCTCCTTGTGTCGGAAATCCCCGTCCACGTCAAGGAGGAAATCGAGCATTATCTGAAGGACATCATCAAAAAGCGCGGCATCAAGCCAAACGGCAAATTTAGCTGATTCTAACAGAAGAACCCCTCCCATAAAACGGGAGGGGCTCCGGCTGAGTCCGTTATTGATTAGGAACGATATTTCTTATTAAACAACTCTGCAAACTGATCCGCCGCAGACCACCACTGTCCCGGATAATGACCTCCCAAATTTTTTAGTTTGCCTGCCGCATCCAACTTCATCTGGACATCGAACTTTGTTTTTCCCGAATTTGAAAGATAATGGAACACCAAGTATCCGTACTCATCAAGTGTACATTTGACGCCATGATAACATTGTTTCGCAAGTTCGGACAATTCAGAAAGAGGTATTCCATCAAAAAACTTCTCCGGTTCATCAACTACCGACTCAACTATTTTTTTAACTGTTTTGGTACTGGTTTGTTTGCGTAATACAACCCCACCTAATGCCAATGCTCCCAAACTTACTAAAGTTGTTGCGACATTCTTTTTTTTCATACCGCTAATCCCTCCGCCAATATTTCCACAAACTAGATCCGGCGTTTCCGCCAAATCCTACTGCTCTGTATGATTTTCCAAACGGTATCCTCTTCTCATGATGATTTCCTCTACAAAAGAAGCCATTCTCTCCCTGCCATAGTACTCAAAAGGATTAACTCTCTGTTCCGCGCTGTCATGCTCAATCCAAGGTGTGCCATCATAATGCGTTTCCGGGTTCACCCATGGATCAACGATTGTTTTTCCTTTAAACTCGAAATGCACATAATCTTCTATATTATAGTAGCCATCGCTGTGGCGGATTCCGTCTAACTGCTGCCACGCCAATGTCTCCGCCATCTGAATATGTTCTTTCACCTTATCCTCGATTTCACGGTTGCCGATAGGTTCGATAAACTCCATCTTCTTTTGGGTCATCCATGCATAGCAGATTTCTGACCATGTACTTTCCCCAACATAACCGCCCGGATTTATTACAAAGATACTATCCGCCATTCTGATTTTTTCCTTATGCATATCATCCAGCATCAATTTGGTTTGGGTTCTGTCCCCTTCATTCATGTGTTCCCAAACCTCAAAATCACCGGAATGACCAAACAATCCGACCGAAATAACTATATTACCCTGTAATGTCAGTTTTTTCTGCATCTCCTCAAATTCCGTCCGGAATCTTGTGCTACCGCATAAAGTGATAACCGGGTACTTCTTTTTTGCCATATGTCCTGCCTCCTTACTACCATGGGTCTTCATCTTCCGGGCTGTAGCCCCACTCTGCATCTTCCTCGATCATTTCTTCCTCTGTCATTTCCTCTGCCCGCTCCATTTCTTTTAGCGCGCTTTCCACCAATTGCGCCACGGGTATCTCTCCGAGCAGGCACCTATCCTTCTTCGTCATCTGGCTTTCCTCCTATTCCGTTTGATTTCTATAAGTATATTATAGCGGATAGGCTGTACAAAAAAACGGACTTGCAACCTATAAAATTATAGCATTACAACCGTCCTTTTTCCAGCAAAAAAGACACTCCGCAGAGTGCCCTTCCTGTTCTTCCTATGGGGTAATCTCCAGTCCGTTTCTGAAGGTGAAAACAATCTCCTCCTTGCTCTTTACCGTGACATGGTCAATAAGGCTGCACCAGAGCCCTTCGTCAAATTCTTCTATCGTCTTCCGCCTTTTCTCCAATGTCCCGATGAAGAGCTTGAATAATGCACGCTTTGCCTTTTTCCCTTCTATCTCCTTCGTAATCCCGTCGTACTTTTCCTTGGCGGCATCAAACCGCCTTTTCAGTGCATCGTACCTTTTGACGTACTCGTCCTGGTCTAATGCCACCCGGCTGTTTTCCATAATGGCGTTCTGCATCTGTTCCGATACGATGTTGATCTCTGTCCTGTAATCCTCCTGCTCTTTTTCAAGTCCGGCTGTATCGCAGACCATCTCCATCATTTCTTTTGCGTTCGCCAGTATCTCCTTCTTCTCCGAAAACAGGATATTTGCTGCCTTTATGAACAGCTCCTTAATCTCGCCCTCTGTAAGATTCGGCGTTCTGCATATATAGCCATTTTTGTACTTATGGGTACACCGGAAGACGACCTTTCTGTATTTATCCGTTGAGTGAAATACCGCGGGACCATACCACGAACCGCATTCGCCACACTTTATCCTTGAGGAAAACACTCCGACACCGCTGTACTTCTGCATACTCCTCCGGCGCAAAAGCTCTGCCTGCACCTGGTCATACTGCTCCGCTGTCACGATTCCCTCATGGTGTCCTTCCACATAATACTGCGGAACCTCCCCATTGTTTACGACCATCTTGTGCGTCAGGAAATCCTTGGTGAATTTCTTCTGCAGAAGGGCATCCCCTTTGTATTTCTCATTTCTTAGGATGCTGTTCACACAGCTTGGATTCCACTTATCGTTTCCGGCTGGTGACTTTATCCCCTTTTCGGTCAGCTCCTGCGCAATCCTGTAGGTGGAGTAGCCCTCCATGTATCTCTTGTAAATGTACCTTACCGTTACTGCCTGTTCCTCGTTTATCACGAATTCCCCATCCGGTCCCCGGTCGTATCCGAGGAAACGCTTGAATCCCACACTCGCCTTGCCGTCTGCAAACTGCTTCCTTAATCCCCATGTGGTATTCTCCGAAATGGAGCGTGATTCCTCCTGCGCAAGGGAGCTCATTATGGTTATCAGCAGTTCCCCCTTGGCATCAAGCGTCCAGATGTTCTCCTTCTCAAAATAGATCTCCACACCTTTTTCCTTGAGTTCCCTTACCGTTGTCAGCGAGTCGACCGTATTCCTTGCGAATCGGCTGACCGACTTCGTGATAATGAGGTCTATCTTTCCGGCAAGCGCGTCCTCCACCATCTGATTGAATCCTTCACGCCTTTTTGTGTTGGTGGCTGATATGCCCTCATCCGAATACATCCCAACAAACATCCAGTCCTCGCGGGAATTTATGTAGTTGGTGTAGTAGTCCATCTGCGCCTCGTAGCTGCTTGCCTGCTCTTCAGTATCCGTCGATACTCTGGCATATCCGGCAACCCTGCGCTTTGCGGGCTGGTTGATGGGTTGCGCCGTATAGAGATTTACGGATGCCGGGATTCGTGTTATCGTCTTTGCCATGTCCTGATTCCTCCTTCCTTCATATAAAAATCGATCCTGTCATTGTAGGATACGGTTTTTTCAATCCTGCAATAAATCTGCATTTCCAGATTCTCGTCTGTCCCAAGGACAGCCCTTGCCGCGCCGTAGAGTTCTCCCTCTGACATCAGCTCGTGCGTGCAGCCGGCCTTGCTGTATTTCCTTGTGCTGCACATCCAGCTTGCCCTTCTGAGATTTCCGCCGCATCGGGTGAGCACCGAGCCGCAGTAACCGCAGAATATCTTCCTTGAAAACGGCGTGGCGCAATATCCGCCCTGCGGGTATTCCCGGATGTGTGTCCGTACTGTTCCATCCGGCATGGTGAAGTCGACATGGTCATCAAACAGCATGATTTTCTCCGGCTTATCCTTTTCGCCGACAGTCTGCTCCATGATGTCCATCAGCTCCTCTTCCCGGATTGGCAGAAGGTCACACTCTTTTGTTTTCCTCCTGTTGCACTCGATATGCGCATACCGGACTTCTCCCCGGCGATGGCGCACATGGTTGCAGGCATACCCGCATTTCCCACACTTCACCAGTCCGGCAAAGATTGTTTTTTCATACCCGTGATTGTCCGCCGTCTCTGCCCTTTGGCTGATTCGCTCCTGTACCTTTGCGTAATCCTCCCGGCTTACCAACGGCTCATGCGCGTTTGATACAAGCACCTTCTCCACTTCTCCCTTATTCAGTCTCGGCTTATGTATCTCTGGGGAAAAATATCTCTGGAGGAGCAGGTCCCCAACATACGTCTCCGTTGTCAGGATTCTCCGCAGCGTCGTCCTTCCGATAAGGTCGCCCCTTTTGCCCCGGATGCCCTTTTTCTTAAGGTCGTTACAGAGTCCTTTGATGGATGCTCCAGCAAGATACTGTCTGTATATGTACCGGACCCACTTCCCTTCTTCCTCGTTGATGGTAAGTGTCCTCGTTTCCGGATTCCAGTCATAACCGAAGCAGAGGATTCCCGTGCTCGGTTCTCCATTCTCAAAGTGTTTCTGCGCCGCCCATTTTACATTTGCGGACATACTCTCCGCCTCTGCCTGCGCAAAGGAGGCGAGGAGTGTGAGGAGCAGTTCCCCTTCCACCGAAATGGAGTGTATGTGCTCCCGTTCGAAGAAGACGTCAATCCCGAGACTCCGCAGGTGCCTTGTGGCATTAAGTGTATCCACGGTATCCCTCGCGAATCGGCTGATTGATTTTACAAGAACAAGGTCTATCTTTCCCTCGTCGCAGTCCCTCATCAGCCGTTTGAATTCATCCCTTTTCTTCGTGGATGTTCCCGTGATTCCCTCGTCCGCATACACGCCTACATACTCCCATTCCGGATTGCTCTGTATAAGGCTGCTGTAATAGCTGACCTGGGCAGAAAGTGAATGGTGCAGCATCTCTGTTTCCAAGGACACCCTTGCATATGCCGCCACCCTTTTCCGCGCGACCCGTCCCGGCTCGGATGGTTCTAATTTTGTTACTTTCGGCATTTCATCCCCACCTTCAGTCTTTCGCTGACGGATGCCATGTCGGGAAGCTGCAGACCGCCGACCCTGTTCTTGATGCAGTACAGCTTGATCTCCTCCATGCTTATCCCGAGCATTCTGGCAATCCGGAAGTAGCTGTAACCTTCGCTCTTAAGCTTTTCCATCTGTTCCGCTTGCACATCGTTCATGATGATTCCTCCTTTTCATTGTCCTATATTCCCGTGTTCCCCGAACTTTATCAAGCGGATATCGGTAAATAACGTCGACAAAGATACCTTGTACTTCTGGCGGAATTTTGTATCAATTTGCGTATACTCTTTCTCCGAAATAATCCCCTGATTCAGAAGGTTCCTCGCGACCATCATCGTGCCGTGATACAGTTCCTCGTTTTCCATCTGCGCCTTAGTCATTTCCGCCACCTCCAAACCTGTCATTGATATAGCACTCATGGGAGCAGTACTTTCTGTTCTTGTTCCCATATGCCGTAAATGGTCTCTTGCAATAGGGGCAGACGTACTGGTAATTAGCCTTACGCTTGACCTGCTCAAGATGGCTGTTCCACCACTTGTTCCTGCATCGGTCGGAGCAGAACTTCTTTTCCTTTCTGCCGCTCACCTGCGCGACCGGAATCCCGCAGCACAGGCAGGAATGTTCCTCCGCCTCCGTGTGTGTGGGCGTGGCTGCCATCCCGCCGAGGCTGTTCCTCCGGCAGAATGTTTTTATGGTGTTCTCGCTTATGCCGAGTACCTGCGATACCCGCCCATAGCTGTACCCTTCTGCCCTGAGTTCCCTTATCCGTTCTCTTTGCACATCATTCATCATTTCCACCTCCGGAAGAATTGAAGGGCATAACATTTTTGGATTCATCGTTATGATGTTTTCCCCCTTCACTACCCCATGGACATAAAAAACCGAAATGGGCGGGAGAAAATTTGTGGGAATCCCTTCAT